TATAAGTGACATGTTGTCTGAACAACCAGACATGAGAATTCGGGATAAGGTGGAGATAATGGATACCGCTACGTTTTTGAGTTTCTTACCAACAGAATCATCTCAATTATGCGGGGCTTTCGAAAAAACAGAAGCGTTCACCAAGCGTATGCTTGGTGAGTTCGCTTCCCTATAGGGGTGCCTACATGTTGGCGAGGGGGTGTCAAGCTGAAAGACAAAACTTGTACTACACCCCCGTTTGCACGTCGTAAGACGTGAGGGCGCTTCTAGTAGTGTTAAAACTAGAAAGTTTTTAAGGCTTAGCGGGGTAAGTCCACCCGTAGTCATTGAGCCTTTTAATAACTGTATTGATACGCTGGAGAGGGCTGTCAACGAAAGGGTTTTCTTTGTTAAAAACAGGGAAGGCCAATACGTAGAGCCTCCTAAACCATCGTACAAGCATTTCACCCGCACTATGACCGCTGCGGGAGCCGCTGTTGTGAAAGGTGTCACTAAGACCACCCCGTTAGCCGTTCAGCTTTTGTTGAATCGTTCCGGGGTCGCAAGTACACTAATTACAGCAATGCTTACCAATCCATACTTAACAGGGGTTTTAGATTGGATAAGGATGCTAAAATACGGGTTTTTGTTAAGTGTGAGAAAACCGACCACACCACTAAAGTGGATCCGGTTCCCAGAGTCATTTCCCCTAGGGATCCCCGCTACAATATTGAAGTGGGCCGTTATCTACGTAAAATAGAAGAACGTGTTTTTGAATCTATAGGTAAAATGTTTGGGCATGCTACTGTTATAAAAGGGTACGACGCTGTAAGATCGGCGTTTGTACTCCATGAGAAGTGGGGCATGTTCTCTAACCCAGTCGCTATTGGGCTGGACGCAAGTCGGTTTGACCAGCACGTGTCTAAACCTGCGCTACAGTTTGAACATTACATATACACTCAATGTTTCGCTCACAAGCATCATCGTGATAGTTTAGCTGTGCTGCTAAAAGCCCAGCTTGAAAATCACTGTGATGGCTACACACCAGATGGAAAATTACATTATAAAACCGATGGTGGGAGGATGAGCGGGGATATGAACACAAGTTTGGGAAATTGTTTAATCATGTGTTGCATGATCCACTCGTACCTACAGGAATTAGGTATTAATGGTCAACTCGCTAATAATGGAGATGATTGCGTCGTGTTTATGGAAAAACGCGATGTTAGTCGGTTCCAGGATGGGTTGTTTGTGTGGTTCGAGCGGATGGGCTTCAACATGACTATGGAAAAGCCCGTGAATAATTTCGAGGAGATAGAGTTTTGTCAAACACACCCCGTTTTTGATGGGGAAAAGTATATTATGTGCAGGAATCCACACACAGCGTTAGCTAAAGATACTGTCCTATTGAAACCTGCTGAAACTGTTCAACTTAAGCAGGAGTGGATGGCCGCTGTTGGTAAAGGGGGGCTCGCATTGACTGGCGGTCTTCCAGTGTTTCAAGATTTTTACAGAATGTTCGAGAAGGCTGGCATTGAAAGAGGGCTTAAAATCAACGGGGAAGTGTTTAGTTGGGGGGTTCGCCACATGATAGGCAAGCTCTCAGCGCATTACCGTCCGGTTTTGCCCGTGACACGTGCCAGCTTTTATTGGGCTTTTGGTGTAACTCCTGATGCGCAAATCGAGTTGGAGAAGGTTTATAGGAACCTAACAATAGATGTCGGTAGAGTGGATCAGCTGATCTACCGACATGACCTTTGTCTTAAATCTTAGCTGAGTGGGGTTCTGGGCTGTAAAGGGGTCAAAACGTTGCCTTAGATGGCGTAAATAATTACGTGCTAGCAAGAATGCCGAACGACTGCACGGCTCCGCCGGAAGGTTGCCCAGAATGAACAGTCTCAGTTATAGTTGGCTGGGATCCCATATACAACTAGTAAAATTTTATAATAATAATGAAACAAATAGTACAGAAAACAAGAAACGCCGCCGAGAAATCAGCTCGGGCATTAAATATTGCTAACAAAGCGACTAAAGGCATGTTGTTCAATAATCCAATTTCACAGACGATAGTGCCATATGCTAACATGGCAGTAGCTGCTTTGGGCCTTGCTGATGAATTAATGGACAACGTGTTTTCCAACTCCGTGACTCACCCCCAAGGAGGAGGGAGTGGGGCGGTGGTGTCGTATAATGTTCCCATCCAACGTCGTGCACCTAAATTCAGAAATGTTAAAGGTAATATCACCATAGTGCATAAAGAACTCATTGGAACAGTGGTGAGTAACACGGTCACAGCTGTGTCACCCGTGCTTTCTGATGGAACATCAATGTATCAGGTGAACGCCAGCAACCAATCACTATTCCCATGGTTGTCAACAATTGCTGCTAACTATGATTATTTCAGGTTCAATCGATTAACTTTGGTGTATGTGCCTGTGTGCTCTACAACCACACAAGGTAGAGTCATGCTTGCTTACGATCCTGACGGTTCGGACCCGATAATAGTTGATAGGTCAGCTCTTAGCGCTTATCAAAATTCTTCTGAAGGATCTGCATGGGGTGTTCAAAAGCTAGATTGTAAGTTATCACATTTGACACCGTGGTATAACACCTCTTCATCATCAAATGCGCTGCCAGGGTTGGGTTCACAAGGCCAGGTGTTAAATGCTACTTGGTCAGGAACAGACACCAACGTTTGTGGAGAATGGTACGTTTTGTACGACGTTACACTTAAAGATCCCCAACCGTCCACCATCAATGTGACTAGAGCGCAAGGGATTGGAGCCGGCAGCGCCACATATAAACCAGAATACAATCGTATGGCGACAGTCATGTCAACTGCAACTTCAATCAGTGTCCTCTTTTACGGTACAGGCTCGTACATGATAACAATCTTCGCTGATTCTACAGCATGTGGTACTCAATCAGTCTCCGGACCTTGTTCGTTATCAGGCTACAATAGAGCAGCTGGGGCTAGTGGATGTACCGTTGTTGGATTCGTGAACGTGACCGGGGGAGGCTATTCCACTACTGGCATATCAGTTACAGGCGGATCAGTGTATACGGTGGATACGCTTACAGCACTAGGTAAATGGAATGTGATAATTACTAAATTCATCCCTAGCCTTGCCTCTAATTATGTTGATCATCCCACTGGGACTTAATAAATTAACACATATATATATATGTTTGTGCTTTAAATCATATGTACTTAATTATTATTGGTTGATGAGATATCCTCAAACTCACTTGCAAGGTGTCAACTTACATCTATCACAACAGTATTCAATCGGATGCGTAGCTATCGTCGGGGGGCTGGGGAGTCGACCCGTGCAACGGTAAGGTGGTACGGCCGATACTGTATTGTGTAAAAATATTTAGCATAATAAATCCTGTTGGAGCACCCTAAATTTGCCTTGGGTACTCTGCCGTGCAAACCGGCATATCGAAAGAT